GTTTCATTACTTTTTGGATGTGGTTGTGCATGGGCGGCAAATGGTACCATGCACAAATTTCAGGCGATGAAACACTCCATCCAGTTTTTCAAGACATGAGAACCTTGAATCCTGAGATTTACCACAGTTTCCGGGAGCAACCAAACGAGCGTTTCATCAGCTTTTTGTTTACCATCTTGTCCCGACGTTTGGCAAAAATGGACTCCGAGACACGCTTTGAGATTTTTCAAAAAGTGCTTGACGAGCTGGACTGACTCCAATGAGGCTAACGTAATAAATATGATACATTTATTTCAAGGCACCAGTTATGAGTCGTCCCAAGCCCAAAGTTTTGTTGAGCTACACTGATCCCAAGACATTTCAGAGCGAACAGATTATTGCAGCCAAGGCAATCTATGCTGTATTTTATGATGGCACGCCCATCAATCTCAAAAGCATACATACATTGCACGACGATTCCAACCCCAAATATCGTAGAGTTACGTTTCCAGAAAGTCCTGGACATGCATTTAACCTTGCTGATAAGCTTAACAAAATGTTTAAAACAACAAAGTTTGAAGTTTTTGAGTTTTCTCAAGGTGTTAAGATATCTAGACCACCCAAGGTGTAAGTGACTGAGCTGCATCAAAAAATTTGGGATGATTTCCTCCAAAAAACAATGAGCACAACTGACCTTGAGCCAGGCAGTGGCTTGGTAGAAGGTGGTTTTGAAGGCTTCTGCAAGATAGTGTTTGTGAATTGGACCACAGCACAGCCCAGTTTCCGATTGACATCCACAGGCTTTTTGATCTTAAGCAAGATGTATCAATACTGGGAATTTGATATAAGCAAGCAGCCTTTTAACACATTCAATATTCCCAAAGTGCATATTCACTTGTATAGGAATGTACGAAGTCCCTACCACTATACTCAAAAAAAGTTTTTTGTATTTCACTCTGAACGGGCAATGGAATTGGAAATGGCAGGTGGCAATATAATTTCATGGACTGAAATGTTTGGATAATCTTTTCGTGTTGACGTAAAAAATACCTGCCATATATTCAGCTGGTAATCCACAACAAAGGACGCACTGAAATGGCTAAGGCAGCTCAAGAGAAAATTCAAACCATTACCACAGTCAACCCCAGCAAGCTGAAGGTGATGATCAATCACGTCATCAACAGGAAGCGCCCTCTCTTCATCGCAGGTCCGCCAGGCATTGGCAAGTCAGACATTGTTGCTGAGGTGGCTCGCAGCCAGAAGCGTCCACTGATTGACATTCGACTCCCACTGCTTGAGGCCACTGACATCCGTGGTATTCCACACCTTGCAGAGGTGACCATCCGTGATGCCGAGGGCAACGTGGTGAAGAACGAGCACAATGTTCCGCTTACTGAGAAGATTTTCAAGTGGAGCAACCCCACTGATCTGCCCACTGATCCCAACAGCCGCGCACTGGTGTTTTTTGATGAGATGAGCGCAGCACCACCTTCGGTGCAGGCTGCAACGTATCAGATCATCCTGAACCGACGCATTGGCAGCTACCAGCTGCCCGACAACGTGGTGATGATTGCTGCGGGCAACCGAGTGAAGGACAAGGGTGTTGCCTACAACATGCCAACTCCGCTGGCCAATCGCTTCATTCACGCAACGCTGGCTGTGGACTTTGATGACTGGCAGGAATGGGCCATCATGAATCGCATTCACGAGCATGTGGTGGGCTACCTCAGCTATCAGCCCAATGATTTGTTTGACTTTGATCCGCGTCGTGAAAGCTATGCGTTTGCTACTCCGCGCTCTTGGAGCTTTGTGAGTGAACTCCTGTATGAGCCTCAGGAGGACGGCAGCTATCGTGAGACGGATCTGCCGGCTGATGTTCTGGGTGATCTCATCAAGGGCACAGTGGGTGAGGGTCCGGCACTGAAGTTCCTCAGCTATCGCAAGCAGGCTGCTAACCTGCCTCGTGCACGCGATATCCTGGATGGCACTGTTACCAAGCTGAACGTGAAGCAGATGGACATCTGCTATGCGCTCACAACTGCCTTGGTGTATGAGCTCACAGACGATGTGAAACGGGCCGAGGCTGCTCGGCAAAACGGTGACAAGAACTCACACGATGAGATGTACAAGTCAGCTGATCGGTTCTTCCAGTTCATGATGGACAACTTTGAACCGGAGATGGTTGTGATGGGGGCCAGGTCTTTTATGTCTACAACACGAGATCATCCCCTCAAGCCAAATATGCTGTCGAGCTGGAAGGTGTTTGTGAAGCAGTATTCGAGCTTGATCCCCTCGATGAACGCAAGCTAAATTGATTTGGCGGAGAGGGTGCAGTGTTGTGGAGCACTGCACCCTCTACAACGATTATGAAGCAATTAAACTAGGGCGTAACTTGCAGTTATTTCCGTGCCATCTTTTTAAATTGGCAGAATCAGTAATTTTGTTGCAGTAACAACATCTGAATTGTGGTTTTTTCAGCGACGCAAGTCGTTGTTCTTCCTTTTGAATTTTATGTAGCCGTTTTTGTTCTTGTTTTTGTTGCCGTTCTAATAATTGCTGTGCTTTCTTTTGCAGAGACAATTCAAGCTTCTGTTGTTTCTTTTCTGTTTTGGCCTGCTCACACAATGCTCTGCGTTCTACGATGCTGAAGTGGCGACAGTTCTGAAAATGATGCCTGAACATTGAGCCTCCTCTTCCAGTTTTACCACAAACGTTGCACGTTAGCATATTGCTGCTGCTAACTATTGAGCAGTTGTCAAAATGCCATCTAATCATCCCCGGCCTCGCTCCAGATACACCACAATTGGGACAAGTGACAGTCTCTTCATTGGGATTGTCTACCAAAAAAAGGTGTGTGCCGTCTTTGATTTTTTGCCGAGTTGGATTTAACTCGCCAATAAATGGATGTCTACCTTCAGCAATGCGTTTTTTCTGTAAATGTGGGCCTTGGAAATTATGTGTTCCATTTTCCAACCTTTTGCGTGTGCGCTCTCGCGCCCACTCTCTGTCTTGCCAAATATGCCCCTCATCAAACATTTTTCGATTATTTTCTCTAATTTCTGCCGATATCTCTGCTGGCGTCTTTGACATTCTTAACGCTATCATGCTGCAAGCGTACCAGTCACCTTGGGAGAAATGTATATCATAATGCTCTTGAATAGAGACTGCCTTAAGATTAGTAGGCTCATTATTTGAGTGATTCCCGTCTATATGATGAATGTCATACGTTCTACCGTTATCATCAACAGGTATTGGACCAAAATTATCTTCATAGATTTTGCGATAATGCGGCTTTGGTGTGCTATAATTGCTCATGCTGTAACTCCTTATCAGTTATAGAGAGGGTGGATCTGCCAGGATCGCGACTCTCAAATATATTTATGCGTTTACATACCTGTTTTCTGCAATATAGTTGGAGCTTAAGTTTCACAAGGAGGCGTTATGTCTATCGCCAATGACGACGCAGCTATGACCAAAATCCGAAAGGCACGGTTGAAGCTGATGTTCACTCATCCATTCTTCGGAACACTAGTAATGCAGCTTCCTGTGGTTGACGCTACTGACCAAAATTGGTGCCCCACATGTGCGGTCGATGGTCGATACATCTACTACAATCGAAATTTTGTGAATGACCTCTCAGTAGATGAGATGGTTTTTGTGTTTGCCCATGAAGTCTACCACGTGGTGCTTGACCACTTTGGTCGACGGAGTCACCGGGACCCTGGTTTCTGGAATATGGCCAATGATTTCGCCATCAATGCCCTGCTGGTGCAGGACAAGATTGGCAAAATGCCTGAGAAAAAGGTGGACGTAAAGGACGCTGACGGAAAGTCAACCCAGCGGGTGGGCCTCTACGACAGCAAGTATCTGGGCTGGCCCAGCGAGAAGATCTACGATGATCTTGTGAAGCGGAAGGTCAAGAAGCAGCTCACACTGGACGTGCACATTGAGATGGGCAAGGATGCCCAGAACTCAGATGGACAAAAAAGCAACGCAGGCATTCCCATTGAGGTGGATGAAGAGTCTCTGAAGAAGATTCGAGAGGAACTCAAGGACAAGGTGCTGCAAGCTGCCAATGCCTCAGCTGGTAATCTTCCAGCCAGCATTGCACGTTTGGTGGACCATCTTGTGGAGCCCAAGATCAACTGGAGGGATTTCATTCGAGAGACCATCCAAAGCCAGCTCACAAGCGACTACACATATCGTCGCCCCAATCGTCGCCATCATGGTGGTGATGTGGTGTTTGCCAGCCTCGAGCGTGAGGAAACTGTGGATGTGGAAGTGAGCATTGACCAAAGCGGCAGTATCTCAGCCGATATGGCACGCGACTTCCTCAGTGAGGTAATGGGAATTACCAGCCAGTACGACAATTTCCGGCTAGCTGTCAGCACCTTCGACACACGTCTCTACAACCGCCAGGAGTTCACTCCAGAGAACATTGAGGAGATTTACGACTACGAGCCCATGGGCGGTGGTGGCACTCGAATCATGTCGGTGTTTGATTATCTCAAAGAGAATAACATCGAGCCCAAACTCCTGATTATTTTCACAGATCTTGAAGACAGTAGCCACGGTGATCCTGTTTACTGCAACACCTTGTTCCTAATCAACAACCCCTGGAACAAAAACATCCTGCCCGAATTTGGAACTTGGGTGCGGTATGAAAAAGAGGAGGGGGTTGTTGAAACAGGCACAGTGTAGGGAATAAATCCTACACTGCCGAGCATGAAAGAGCTTGTTTTTGGTAGCAAGTTCTTTCATGAACCTTGATAGTTGTGAACGCAAAATGTGAGAAACACTCAACACACTGAATTTTGCGGTATCTAGATTTATCAGGTAAGGGCTTATTAGAGCCTGCTTTTTTGTGAGCTCTTATCTCTTTTTTCTTGAAAAATTGCTTGCAATACATGCACTCAATAACTAAGGCAGGATTACTATCACACTCACTTTGGTGTCTTTCAATAGATGCAGCGCCTACAAAATTGTTACAATACTTACACAATAGTTGATATTTTTGAGTTTTGGCATTGTATCTAGCTTTTGGGCAAACAGTCCGATGCAATTGTTTTTTATGAGCTGGCGGTATTTTTTGTTGACAGTGTTCACACTCTATAAGATTATCTGCCAGAGACGGATCATACCCACATTACGTTCATGTTTCCCAAGTGCTACTGATTTAACACTCACACCACAGAATTGGCAGTTTGAAAACTCTGCAAAAGGTCGAGTATACGTTACCCTATTTGGGTTCTTCTCACAAGACTTTTCATGATTTTGCAGATTTCCAGGAGCACACAATAACTCACAAAACACACAGGGGGATTTGGGACGTTTCCTTTTGATCTTATTGGGATTAGACTCACATGCAATTTCATGTTTTTTGATATTTCCGCTGCCAATGTGTTTGTCACAAAATTTACAATTATCAGAACTGGCCCTAAATCGCTTATGCCCTAGTTCTTTGTCATGGTAATAGCTGTTGATCAAAAGAGGATCATCACTATGTGTTTTGATAAGATCTTGTTCAATCCAATAACATTCATCTATGTCAAAGGACGTAAATAATATTTTGGATTCAAAGTTAGCCTTTCCGTATTGGAGAACAAGTGATTTGACTGCTGAAGATGATGTGAAATACTTCCTCCAAAGATCGTTTTGAGGAAGTGTAGTGTATCGTGCGTTTCTGGTACGATATCCAAAATAATACTGGTTTGTAGACAGGCATGTGACTTTGTATACATAATACGGGATTGATAAACCCATGCTGAATGCTCCTTGAAAGCGTTTAGAGCGGTCGGAGAGGTTAGAGGCTCGCGGACCGCAATAGTATTTAGCGCCTGAATTGACATCCAAAGAAAATAGTCAGCACACTTGGGTATGAGCACCAACATCGGAACCCAACTTGAAGAACTGGCTGTGGGCATAGTAAGCCGAGTCAGTGAAATGCTGTATGTGGCCAGCAAGGATCTTGAGCCCAGTAAACGGGAGAAGATCGTAGAGATGATTGAAAATCAATTGCCCACAGTGGTTGTAAACACACTCATGAAAACCACCGTCTTACATACCCCAAAGGGCATTGACCATTTGCGCGAAAATATCGAAGAATATTCAATGCAGTTCACTCAAATGTTCATAAAGAACGATTGAGCTTAAATAGGGTTGTGACTCAACCCTCAAGTGTTTGTTTGACGTTTCCCAGAGACAGTGGTATGACACCGCTTCGCATAGCGGTGCTGCAAACTCAAATTGAAAACACTTATGACAATGTGCAATTTCAGGAACGCACCAATACTCACAACATTGAACTTACCATAGAGTTCAACTCAGTTGGTGATCAAATTCACTGGGAATTCACCAATTTTCCCTTGACACATGTGGCCAAAATGTTATATTGGCCGCATGAGAGAGAAAACCACTACCTACTTCAGTATTGACGTGGAAACAGATGGTCCTTGCCCGGGCCTGAACAGCATGCTGAGTTTGGGCTGTGTTGCCTTTGATGAGCACGGAGAGAACCTTGACACCTACTATGTGAACCTGGATCTCCTGCCTGAAGCAACACAGGATCCCAAGACCATGGAGTTTTGGGCACAGCATCAAAAGTATTATGACCAAACAAGAGTTTGGTGCCAAAGCCCAGAGGAAAGTATGCCTCACTTCTCAGAATGGGTTGCCTCTTTTCCTGGTAGTCCAGTGGCCGTGTGCATGCCCAGTGGTTTTGACTTCACATGGGTCTACTACTATCTCATGCGGTTTACAGGAAAAAGTGTGTTCAGTTTCAGTGTCCTAGACATGAAGACCATGGCTATGTGCATGCTGAAGTTGCCCTATTGGGAAAGTGTGAAACGCAATTGGCCAAGGCGCTGGTTCAGCAAGCTACCCCACAACCACAACGCACTCGACGACAGCCTCGAACAGGCAGAGACTTTCAAACTCATGCTCAAAGATTTGATGGGTGATGGCGATGAGAAAGCTTGAAAAGTGGAGGCGCATTAATGATGGCGGAGCCTCTCGATATCCTTTGTGTGATGACATCACCATCCAGGACATTAGAGAGATGGCATGGGTGTATGGAGGGAGGCGAGAGTGGGTTGCACACCACTTTCCTGAATTGTGGTGCTGGCTTCAACTCAATACAAGCTGGGATCAGTGGGAGGTAAGCTACAGCAAGCCCATCCTCACTGTTGACTTGTTGTTGGTCAAATCAGCAGCGGCGTTGTTTGAAGCTGCATGGAAAGACTCTATAGATGAGACGGTTTAGTCCAATCCCGTGGCATTCAACAGGTCGAGGCGTGTTTTGCTATCGCTTGGCCGATGATCTCACCATCACTGAGAAAATCCAACTCACACGCAACATTCACAGTGCATACCAGCTGTTTCAAAAGCAGTTTCCTGATCTTTGGGCTTGGATCAGTTTCTCACTGGAACCTTATGAGCACACATTGGACTGGAACACAGGATCCATAGTGCAAGACAACTGGACATTCGAATTGCTCTTGGAGGAAAGTGCTCACATGAAATTTCAACAGGCTTGGGAGGATATCCTAGATGACCCCGCTTGATCCCATCTATGCGTTTAAACGTTACGCCAATGGGTTTTTCTACAGTCTCTCAGCCAATCTAGATATGAAAGAATCTCAGCAAGTTAGGAGTAATGACAATGACAGAATGAAATTCTTTCAGTCACATTGACCAGATCTCTACGTGTGGTTGCTGTTGAACAGCAACGAGGATAACTGGAGTTTGTATTACAGAGGGATCTATCCCAATGTGCGTTTTATATTGGCAATCTATTTTGATGATGCACTCTATTTTAACATTGCATTCAGTGCTCGAATAGAGTTTGTAGATAGCTTATAAGCACCTGATTATACAGTAGGGCTTTTCCTGGTTGGGGTAGAGAACATACTCTCCCCAACAGTATCAGGGAGATAAAGGTTTCCCGGCAGTACGCAGAGACTGGGTTTTGATGTGTCACTTGGGGTGAGAGAGTGGTTGCTCGGTGCTCTCTGGTTTTGGCCCACATCCTATCTCGAACAAAATTGTTCAGCAGCGGCAAAAAACAAGAGGAGACCCAATCAACCTCATGTTTTCCTGATCGTTGTCAATGCACAGACAGAGCGATCCATTTCACGCACAGTGCCTCACACTGCGAAGATGATTTGAGCCTATTTTGCTACTGGGCTTGATATTCCGGGTTCGCGCTGGAGAGTTTTGTTGCATAGCAGACAGCGGTGCTTCCCGGTCCGGTGAGCAGAGATTCACCGATTTGTTTGCGTTCCTGATGGAA